CCAGCTCCACCACCTCCAGCACCTACTACACAGGTGCCAACACAGTCGTTGTCGAGTCAGAATGCGCTTAATGAAGTGAGTGCTAAACAGCAGCGTCTAAACATGGAGTTAGGTGCTCAATTAGATAGAACTAACAAGCAGTTCTTTACTACAGAGAATATTAGGCAGACACAGGCGACTGGTGCTGAGAATAGACTCCAACTTAAAACAGCTGGAGAAGAGGATCGTGCTACTGCAAGAGTACAAGGTCAGGAACGTCGTGCAGAGGTTGCTGAGACAGGCCTTCAGTACAGGAGAGGTCTTGAGACAGCTGGTGCTCAGGATAGGCTTACTACAGCCGAAACCGGAAGGCAACAACGTTTAGGTATTGAGACTACAGGTGCTCAAGAACGTTTATCAACTGCTGAACGTGGAAGACAACAACGTCTTGGCATAGAAACTACAGGTGCTCAAGAACGTCTATCAACTGCTGAACGTGGAAGACAACAAAGGTTAGGAATAGAAACTACAGGAGTACAGGAACGTTTAAGTACAGCGGAACGTGGTAGACAACAAAGACTTGGAATAGAAACTACTGGAGCACAAGAACGTTTAAGTGAGGCAGAGAGAGGAAGACAGCAACGATTAGGAATAGCTGCTACAGGTGTAGAGCAAAGAAGAGGTATTGAGACTACTGGTGCTCAAGCTCGATTGACAGAAGCAGAAAGAGGTAGACAACAGAGACTAGGAATTGCAGCAACAGGAGTAGAACAAAGAAGAGGTATTGAGACTACTGGAACTCAACAACGATTAACCCAAGCTCAATTACTAGGTGGACAAGAGAGACAGATTGGATTAAGAGGCAGAGAAGAACGATTGACCACAGCAGAAACAGGTAGACAGCAGAGATTAGGAATTGAAACTACAGGTAGAGAACAAAGACAAACAGCTAGGGTTACAGGAGAAGAGCAAAGAGCTGGAATAAGAGAGACAGGTAGAGAAACCAGAGCAGTAGACTTGCAAAGAGAGCTGTTCCGTCGCTATAAAGAGAATAGAGATTTCGAACAGGCACAGAGCCAATACCGAGTATGAAGAATTGGATTCAGACTTTAACTTCCAAAGATCGCGAATCCTTTCTTCAATTCTGTAAAAAAACAGGTTCTCCAATACAAATATATTTATTTTCCCGTTTTCTTGGTTTTCAAGGGACGATAGTTGAATGTAATGAATGGTCAGAAAAAGAATTTAAAAAAAGAAATTTTCATTTAGTTTTAGAAACAGAAATAGATAATATGCAAATTGATATAGCAAATTTACGTGAAGCTATTCAAATGGGAATGGTTAAGCAAGATATGGGTGCTGCAAGAATTGCAATGTTACAAAAAGAATTACGAGGTGCAATTAAACAATTAGATGATAAAAAAGTTTTAACTGATAAACAAGGATTAATTCTTGCAGGTGCTGACAGGGCTTTGAGAGAGATGTTAAGTATCTTTAGAGATGATCCTATAGAAGGACCTCTTCAGGAAGCATCTATGGGCGTATGGACCAAAATATTGCAAGAAGAATCTTAGCGATAAATACGCTATGCTACGTTCATGGCAGGTACAAGTATTTATAGTGTTTACAGACGCACAGCTCGTGCCGCTGCTAAACAACAAGTTGTAAAAAAAACTTCAAATATTGATATAGAAAAAGCGCGAAAAAATTTTGCGTATTTTTGTGATGTTGTAGGGGGAAAACCTCCTGCAAAACATCATATGGAATGGCACAAATATTTATGTACAGGAGATGATAGTGTTTGCTTGCGTGGGATAGCCGGACCTAATATTGATATTCTTGCTCCTAGAGGATCTGCTAAGTCAACTGTTTTAGGTTTATATACAGCTTGGGCTATAGGTGTACACGCTCTTCACAAATTACCTTTAAAAATTTTATATATTTCATATACTGTCGATGTTGCTAGACCGAAGAGTGCGGCAATAAAAAGAATTATAGAAGAAAGTAAGAATTACAAAGAAATTTTTCCTACAGTAAAAATAGCTAAAGGAATTAATTCTAACGAATATTGGAGTATTGATTGGAAATTTGCAGGAATAAAATCTACAGGAGAGGAGGAGTTTAGTGTTTGTTGTGCTGGTTTAAAAGGTGCTGTTACATCTAAAAGATCACATCTATGTATTATTGATGACGCTATAAAAAGTTCAGATGATATTAAAAATAAAGATATTCGCCAAGCTATGGAAGATAACTGGAATGCCGTTATTGTTCCTACTATGTTTGAAGGTGCTAGAGCTATTTGTTTAGGTACAAGATTTCGCCATGATGATATACACGCTAGAGCTTTTCTACCTGCTAACGGATGGACACAGATAATACAATCAGCAATTACTGTTGATGAACAAGGAGAGGAAATATCTTACTGGCCTGATATGTGGTCACTTAAGTATTTAGAAGAGAGAAGAAGAGTTGCTCCAGTTGCATTTAGTTTTCAATATCAAAATCAAATTGTACAAACAAGTGAACTATCTTTATCTCCAGATCTAATTGTTAAAGGTACTATTTCTACAGAGTTTGATGCATTAGGTGTAGGAGTTGATCTATCTGCTGGAGTTAGGGAACAAAATGATTATACAGTTTTTGTTATGGGTGGACGAGTTAGAGATAAAATTCATATTATCGATTGTAAAAGAGTAAGAGTTATGGGTAATTTAGAAAAATTAGAATTATTAATGGAAATGATGGAAGAATGGGGAGTTGTTTATAAAGATGGTAAAAGTTATTTTCCTACAGGAGCTGCAACTCACATTTGGTCTGAAGCAGTGGCATATCAAGCTTCTTTAGAAGCTGATTTTAAAAGAATATGTTTAGGAGATCATGGATTACATAATTTAATTTGGCATCCAGTAAAAGGATTTAGAGGAGATAAAGTTGCAAGATTTAGAGGAATTATGGGATTATTTGAGCAAAGAAAGATTATTTTTAACAAGTTTAGAAAGTTTGGACCTCTTACTGATGAGATAGTAAATTTTGGTGTTAGCTCACATGATGATTGCGTAGATGCATTAGTTTGGCTATGTAATGGGTTAATGACTCGCGGAAAACTTGAGTTAGAGTATTGACGACTTAAACTATTACTAACAAGATTAATGTCACCTACTTACTACAATCTAGAATTAGAGCAAGACCAATATGGTTCTGCTGTTATTCCCCTCCCTGATGAACTATGTCATGACATGGCACTACAACCAAACGAAAGGTTTGAGGTAGAATGTGAGGGAGATGAAATCAAATTAAAAAGATTACATGCAGGATATGACATTGATCAATAGTCTAAATTTCTAATCTAATGAGTGAAAGTAATAGCAAAACTGCCTTAGACGATATGATCAAATCGGTCATAAATAGAGATGGGCAGGGTTCAGCAGATACTATGCTGTTAAGCTCTCATTTATCTCAAATGAAAATGTTTGGGATTAGACAGGGAGTTGAGTTCTATCCTCAACAAGATAATTTAGGTACTCAACGATTTGATTTTATTCAACAGGTAATAAAATTTAATCAGCTTGATGCAAGACTTGATGCAATATGGGATAGATTTTTAGCATATGGAAAAGGACTTTTTTATATAAGACCTACAGAAAAATCATATAGAATTTATTGGTTTAACAAAGACGCATATAGAACATATTACACACCCGAAGGAGATCTACAAGAAGTTATTATTATTTATCCCTATAAAGTTAAATCTTCTAAAGGTTTCGCAGGAGTTGGTTTAAATACAGATAAAAGATATATGAGATTAAAAATTACAGCTCAAGAAATAGAAGAAATACATACTGAACAAGAAATAACTTTTGAACAAGATAATACAAATTTTGCCGCTTTTGATAAAAAAATAGTAGAAAATTCTATGGAGTTTATTCCATGTGTTGAGGTATTTAATAATCCTGATGCATTTGGAACTGATGGTTCAGGTGAATTTGATTTCTTAGCCAATCAAATACTAGCTCACGATGAAATGGTAAAGAATATTAGGGCTAATTTATCATTCTTTGGAAATCCAACTTTACTATCATCTAGACCTAAACAAGATATTGTCGAAAGTGACAGTGAAACAGCTCAACGTCCTAGTATCTCAAGTCAATCAGGATTTCAATCTGATGTTAATTTATTTAGCTCTACTTACAAACAAGATCCTATAACAAGACAGCAACCTGGATATACAGGTAGGCCAGGAAGTGGAATGAGAGTTCCTAGAGTTATTGCTAATTTAGAGCCTTCAGACCGTGTTGGATTTATTACACCTAATGCTGTAAGTTCTGATCAAGCTAGATTCTCTGAGCAATTGAGAAGTGAAATTAGATTAGCTTTAGGTGGTATAGATGATTTAAGTATTACTAATGTAACCGCTACAGAAATTAAATCTGCTTATGGTCGAGTGAGTGCAACAGCTAAAAAGAAATGTTTACAAATTTATCAATACGGAATATGTAAATGTTTCGAACTAATAATTTTTCAAGAAGAACAAATTTTTAGAAAATCCTTG